GGACGCAAAGGACGACGAAAAAGTTATGCTGGCACTGTACGAAGCGGAACAGTACCACCCATACGCAGAAAGCAGGTACAAGGGAGATTTTGAGAAGTTCCAGAACGACTGGAAAAACGAGAAATACGACCCCGGTATGACATACACTTTCAAGGACGGCGAAGTTGAAGTGCTGGAAGTTCTACAAGAAGAGGTTGACAACATAGACCATGAAGCAGTCAAAAAGCAGGTTGCGGCAGCGGAGGACGCAAAGTTTCAGAAACGCCGGAAACAGCGCCAGAGAAGAAAGCAGAACGCAAGCAAGGGCAGCAGATACCAGCGCAAATACTTTTAGGAGGAACAAACATGGCGAAAATATCAAAAAAGACAATGGAAAATCTGGAAGACATTTTGAACCGTGGCTGCGATTATGCAGCAACACAAGAAGTGGTAACAGAGATTGCGAATGAAGCACTGAAAGAAAGTGGCTGCGAGTTGTGCCAGTGTGACGACGCAATGGTTGTTGACTGGGACGGTGACGAGGTTTGCAATGTAGAAGAGTTTGCAAATATTTTCTGGGACAAGGCAGTTGAAAAAATCTTGAATGTATTAGCCACGGAGGAATAAAGATGGAAAAAGGTAAAAAGTATTACAGCGGAAAAGAACTGATTTACCGCCGACAGCTGGCACGGCAGCAGGCAGAAGCAGAAGAGAAGACAAACAACATAAGAGTGCGCCAGCTGCACCAGATAAACGCCAGCAGCAGGGCTATTGGCTGGGCAAAACAGAAAATGAGGGAGGGCAAGAACAATGATTGCATTTCTGATTGAGGTTGTAAAAGCACTGGTAACATTCTTTGCGGTCTGCGTGGGGTTGGGTATTTTATATCTGGTCTTTGTAGTGGTCAGAGAAGTTGGCTGGGAGGTAAGAAGACAGAACAGAGAGAAGCACGAACAGGAAGGAAAAGAGGAATGAAAGCAGAATTTTTCAAGGCGGTGTGTCCGTTAGAGATTGGGGACACAGTAGCAATTAGACCGGCAGAGAAAGGCGACGAAACACGGGAAGCATACTACCTGCCGCAAGGCTGCGTGGCAATCACACCGGGAGCAGTTGCACTACGCAAGGTTACAGACATTGCAACGCTTCACTATCTGAAAAAAAGCGAAACACAGTTCTTGTATGAACTGGACGGCTGCGGAAAGTACATACCACTGACAGTGAAAGTTCCGGTCAGAGAATTTGCAGAAGAACTGAAACGCCGGGGCAGATAACAATAAATACTTACGGAAGTATACAAAATATACAAATATACTTCCGTAAGATTGTAAAAAATGCCAATAGACTTTATACTTCCGTAAGTATATAATAAAGACA